ATTTCTAAATCTCTTATTGTAGTAGCTTTTAGAATATCACGTTTCAAATTGTATTCGTGTTTATGTAGTTGAAACTTGCCATCGTAATCGGCTATGTCAAGCAATAAGAACGCATCTCTGGTCTGCTTAAGATTTTCGTATCGTTTTATACCGTGCATAACTGTAGCGTGGTTTAAATCGAATAATTCAGCTATACGGCTATATGTTACACCAGCGTTTCTTAAAAGATTAAACAAGTACATTCTTCGATGCGTATAGTAAGGCTTTCTACATTTAGATTTTAGTCCGTCTTTTCGTATGTGATGTTTAACTTTTCTAATTAAGTCCTCCATAAAGTAGATTGATTATAAGCGTGTAAATATATTCAAAAAATTTATTCATACTTTTTCTATGCTTATAATTAGCTTTTCCCACAAGCCAAATGCTTTTATTGCTTCTTGCCTATCGTCTGCTTTAACGTATTTAATTGCGTGGCACATTTCTGCGCTTGTGTCGCTGCCTTTGTAGTATTTGTATAGTATTTTATAAGTGTTCATTCTTTCGTCTTTTTGTATTAAGTAATTGAAGTATAGTTCTTCGTTGAAACTATCCCAGAACTCCAATTTAAGTGCTTCTATTGTCATCATTCGCCTTGTTGTTTTATACGGTTTAATCTTGCGATGTCTTTATTCGTGTTTACGTCTTCTGATACGTTGCCTGTAAGTTGGCTTTTTAAACGATGTATCTCTTGATTAATCGCTTTGTTTTTTTCATTTACGGTAAATCCGTTTTTTTCAAGCAGCTGCTTTGCTTCTTGAATTTGTCGTTGTTGTTTTCGATAGTGTTCGAAAATAGGGTTATTAATACTCATTTTGTTTTTGTTTTGTTATATATTATTTTTTCGTCTTTACTTAAAGTTTCGTACTTGTAAATTGCACAGGATAGCATTTCGGCTTCGGTGTTGTAATATGGTTCGTCTTTATGTCCTAAACAACCAATACCGTTTTCAACCGTGTTAAAGCTTACATAGTACCACCTGTCATTATATTGCATCCATTTACTATATTTCATATCGTGTTTAGTTGTTGTTCTAAAGCCGTACATATATCTTTGTCGTTGTAATATATTACACCAGCACAAAGCAAAGTTTCGCATTTAACGTGGTAATAAATCGTATCGCTTTCTGCATACGTTATGTCATCTGTGAAGCTATTGTAGCTTACAGGATATTGTTCAGAACCTATTTCTACTTCTATTTCTACTTGGCAAGGAACATCGTTTATTGTAAAGCTTACAACCTCATCGTCTTTGTGGTCTATTTGTATTTCGTAACTCATATCGTTATAATTTTCATCACTAAATAGTAACCTATCCATACCGACCACAAAAACACGAATCCTTTAATCAATTCTCTTTTTGCTTCTTTCCTTTCTTGCTTGTTCATATCTCTTATTTAAGTGTTTTTCTTACTTTGTTAAATCGTTGTTCTAATCGTTTAATACACAACTTGTATGTGTGTATGTCATCCGTGTATTTGTCACGCAGTTCTTTAAACATACCACCACAACCGTTAATACTATCGTGCTTTAGTTCTATTCGGTCTTTAAAAGATTGTATGCCTTCTTCAAGTCCTACTAAAATTTGTAATTTTTCCATTCGTGTTTTCATTTTTTTAAGTGTTAAAAAGGCGCATTACTGCGCCTGTTGGTTTTATTTAAATTTTGGATAATTAGAATTCATTAAAGATGTTTTACAAAAGTCCCAACTTAATTCAGACTTCATAAAATCCTTTTTATTACCATTTTCATCTTCAACTGTGTTGAATTTATAACCTGTTTTTTTACATATCCAACCACCTTTCAATTCTCCGATAAATATACTATTATCATCATTAAACGCATAAACTTTAAAATTTTTCATAAGTATCATAATTATTAAATGTGTATACAAATCTAATCATAATTTTCTATTAATTAACAATTTTATGAAACTTTTTAACAATAAAAGTTACAATTATTTATAACGTGCTATAAAACAACAAGTTGAGTAATTAAATAAATCTTCGTGAATCTATGATTTTAGTGCTAAAGTCTTGACCGTCTTTTTGTTTTCGTGATATATTTAA